GATACTCAGCGTGTAAGTCGGTATTGCTCTTTGCGTTGTCCTCAAGAACGACCTTGGCTTGATGTCCCGCAGATGCTGCGAGTTCTACTGCTTTGGCGTTTGTTGATTCCTCAGATTCTGCAAGCTCCTCCTGTGTTTTCTCAAGGTCGGCGCTTACGTCTTGTAGCTGTGCGGCTGTGTTCTCCTGTGCCTCAACAGCGCCCTCTTTTTGTGCTGTAAGAGTTGCGATTGCTTCGTCCTTCTCAATTAGTTGAGCGTTAGCCGCGTCAAGTTGAGCTTGAACGTTCTCCAGCGTGTTATTAGCTTCCTCGCGCTCGATCTTCATGTCTTCGATCTGTGCTTTGAGTGCTTTGTTTGTTTTTAATGCTTCCATGTTTTTATGTAAGTTATGGTTAATATAAGTTTCTATTGTGTCCGAATGTCAATTGCTGATTTAATCATGCCTTTATACTCTTTAAGAGTTCCCTTGAAATCAATTAGACCAAGTGCGGCGGCGGCGTCTGGTTGATACCATCCTGCGCGATACACTTCCTCGTCTACGTCTGGTCTGGACTCAATCACTCTAGCGTGGAATTGGTCGCCCATATCATTGAGCTGGTTCTGCAAGAACTCGCGCTGTGAGTCAGTTGGCTCTGTTCTCATTGTGCCTTTAAGGTCTGCGCCTTCATTGGTCATCAATGTTCTTTTTGCACCCATGTTCTCATACACGCCGCTAAAATCCCACATATCCAGAACCGTCCCGATGTTGCCCGTCATGCTTGATGGAGAGGCAGCAATGCTTTCTGCTGGTGCAATTAGGTAATAGCCCGCAGATGTAGCGTATCCTTCATTGTATGCAAACACAGGCTTGCTTGATGACTTAATGGCTTCGTATGTTTCTTCTATACCTGAGACTGTGCCGCCTGGTGTGTTGACCCTTAAAAGAATTGCTTTGACGTCCTCGTCCATATTAGCGGCTTCTATGTCCTCTCTAATTTCTTCGTATGAGGTAGAACCCATAGCCAGGTCAATAGGTGATGCGTCAGATAGCATCGGTCCGTGCAAGTGAATCTCGGCGATACCTTCGTCGTTGGTCATCTGCTGGCGTTGTGTCATGTAGACAGAAAGCATGTCCCGTAAGACCTCCTTCTTGTCGTCGCCTTGAGCGCCAACGCTTGCGATTGCTTCCTTCATCTCTGCGGGGAAACTACTCGAAATTACCTTGTTCATTCCCTCACTGCTGATTGCCCAGAACTGGGATTTATGTTGAATCTTGTTCATTTTGTTTGTTTTATTTATTCTTCTTGATTGTTTAGTTCTATCGCCTGTGCTTGATCGTTAGGCGTGAACATGACCAGCTCTCGCTCGTCGATCTGAACGCCAAACTCATCTTGGATCTGTGCAATCTTGAGTTTACGCTTTACAGCTTCCATTGCGCGATTGTTTAAGTGGTCGTCGTAGGTTCTGCCCTCGGCTTCTAGTAAGTCAGACATGTTTTCCTTACCTAGTCGGAATCCTTCCATCATCATTTTTGACTCTCTGCCGTCATCGACTGATAGCCTCGGCGGGCGTGTAAATTCCCACGCGAAAGGTTTTTCTAGATCTGGCAATGCACCTTGCTTGTTAGCGAATGAGTATGCGTAAGTAATTACTCTCGTAGCCCATGCATTAAGCCTCTTTTGTCTGGAAATAATTGCTTTCCTTGCTCTGAGTATCTCGCCGCGCTCTGCCGTTCCTTGACCTGTCGGTTTCCATGTCAGCGAGTAAGACCACCTGGCGCCAGATACAAACGACCTAATCATGCGGTCGTGGAAGCTAGAGAAGGAGTCGCCCCCTGCCTCATGGCGCAACTGTGTAATCTTGTTACCGTTGCCTGCTTGGGCATACCATACCTGTGGCGAAATTTCTTGCGTGGTCAGACCGTCAGCGGTTGCGGGTGTTCCGAGGATATCGTTCCTTGGGTCGCCTAGTTCTGGTCCGCCTGTGTCGTTTTCCACAAATAGACCAATGCTTGACATTATTAATTGTCTGCTGCGCTCGTATTCTGTAGATTGTAAGATGTGTTTTAGATCTTCAAGGGCGTGCGATGCTACAGGGAGACCGCGCCGACCGTCTGAAAGGGTAGGATCAAAGCTGTGAATTATACTAGCGGCGTCTATGTCCTTGTAGTCTGCTTGACCTTGTCCTGTGCTGACACGGTATGCGAGCGGCTTGTCGTTGTCGTCGTAGATGATGCCGTAGATGATGCGACGCCCCTTGTGCGGTCCACTATTAACTGTGCATTGCTCGCCGTATTTCTTGTCTGCGTCTTTAGTGCGGACTGCGTGAGCTGGAATGTTTTTGATCCTTGGAAACTTGCCTGTCTCGTCCGTGGTCAACAGCGTGAAGTGATCGCCCCTCACGTCAATCTCGTAGCTGACCGACTCCAGGTTCTCCCACCAGTCCCAAGATTGCCCGCGAAGATCTAGCGATTTAAAGAATGAGTTTGTGAGCCATGACTCTACCTCACTCCCCCGCTCTCTGTCCTCGCCCTTGTAGGTTGGCAACCATGCAACGCCGACCGAGTATGAAGCCTTCTGATCGACTACAGACTTGAACGGTCCCATGTTTAGGAATAGCCGCTGTGATAGCGCCACCACTACATCCCTATCCCTCTCAGAGATAAGGTCGTCTAAAGATTTATTTTGAAGCTGAAACTGTGGACCTCTGTATCTAGACTGAGAGGATCCGTGAATCAGTTTGTTGGTGCTTGTGACAGGATTTGAGTTGGCGTCGAGGATCATTAGAATATTGGGCGAGTTCTGGTTGTTGCTACTGCGTTGTTATCATACATCTTGACCACTAGAGAAAGGATCTCCAGCCTGTCGTGGTTTGAAATGGTTCTGTTTCCAGACATGCTCTGACCGTTTACCGTGCTGCTCGTTAGCTCAAACGACTTCGAAGGGTCTATGGCAATTGATAATGCAAGCGCTTTCTGCTCTGTTCTTATCTGCACCTCTGCCGCTTTGTCTGTGGCTAATGCTGTGTAGATTGATCTTGCCGTGTTGAATATCGAAGTCACGAAAGCTATCACCGCGCACAGTTGTCCGAATGTCAAACAATGCTTCATGTGCTAGTCTCCAAAGATTCCCCAGACAAGAGCGGCGGCAACGTTGTAAACCTCACAGTCCCAAAGGTGGTTTTGTCTGCTCTTTTGTTCCCAATACCCGACGATGTTTTTACTCTTTCCGTGTGGTCCTTCCTTTCTGACTTCTGCTCTCATGTGGTTTCTGTAAACCTTGGACACGTCGGGCGCAATAGTCCACTCAAGACCGCCCCCGTTCATCAGACGCCACAAAACATCCTTAATCGGGTTGGTTGCTATCTCGATATAGCGGCATCGTGAACCGTCATCGCCAACTGTGTATTTCGTCCGCGAATACAGGCGCTCTTCCATTGCGCCTCCTTTAATCGGGTGCTGATAGCTTCTCACCTGTCCGTTACCACGTATTCCCCACCAACCGTTTCTGGCACACAGCTCTGCGGTTTTAGACCACTCAAAGCCGATGTCAACAAACACATGATGATTTTCAACGCCATACTGCTCTTGTAGCTCCCTCATGCGGATCTCGTCGCTTGTTGACGGTATGTAACCTTCCCATAGAAGTTCACTTGACTTGCCGCCACTCCACGCCCTAATAGCACCCCAGAAATGGTCGCCTCCTTTGTCGCAGGTAAAGAAACGGACGCTTTCGTCTGGTATCTTCTCTTTCGGGTCACGGTCTTTGATTGCTGAGTGTGAAACCTTCATTTCGTTTCTCTCGATGCCGAGGTCGTCGCTCCACGGGATGCAGTCGTCGGCTTGCAGCATCTGACGGTATGCTGTAACGTCTCCGATGTCTAGCTTACGCTTGGCTTCTAGTAGCTTTAAGACGTAGTTCTTCCAAGGTATCCACCAGATGCCCAGACGATGCATTCTAAAGCCTCTGTGATCATCCAAGCCCGTATCACTCTCCGCGATGTATTCCGCGCTGTTGGTTAAGTCTCGGCGCTCCTGTGGCGTGTCCTTGTAGACCTCTCCGCACAATGGGCAGACAACTCTTGCCGTGTCTGCTGTAGCTTGGAAGTCTATCCCGTCTCCAATCTTGGCAACGTCATAGGCAACGACAGATCTATCGTATTTAACAAAGTCTCCGCATCCTCGGCATTTAAACGACCACGAAGCCTTGTCGGTTTTATTCCATTCTACGTCCAGGTCATCCTCTGTGTAGCCTGCTTGAGAGACAAGAAACACCTTTCTGTTCCACCGGTCATGATGCCGCTTCATGAAGTAACCAACCAGCCCCGCCTTCCATTGCCATACCTCATCGGCGTATAGATAACGACAAGACTTCTCTTGAAACGAGGAGATGTTAGCGCCACTGGCGACAAGCGGCATATGAGGAAATAGAATTTCAGTTGACCTCGATTTGTGCCTGTCAGATGACCATAGCT